CCAAGGGCCAGGCACTTTCCTCTCGATCTGGCCGGTGTGTTCCCAGTGACTGCCCAGGGATAGGTTGCTCTCGCTTTGAATCATCGCGCTTGAAGCTATCCCGCTTGCTGCGCACTGCCTTCATTGGCCCGTTTGACTTTCCTGGCACTCGATCACTGCCGCGTTGTTGCTCGAGATCCTGAGCCATTCGCGTGATCGTACTGAGCGCTACAGGCTCCTTGATCGCATCCTGGTCGTAGTAATAACGAGGTGACTTGCTCAACAGGAACAGATACTCGTGCGACTTTGTGCACCGGTCCCGAGTGGATTCAGGCATTGGGTTCGGCTTGTGCCAAATGATGTCTTGGCGCAGGTACCAGCCATCATCTTGAAGGGCGAATGCGAGGCGCCAGGGGATACCCATCAAGTCTTTCTGTTTGAGCCCTACGGGCGGTGATCGTCGCGTGCCACGCAGCACCGCGCCGCGCGTAGCCTGAGAAACCATGTCGTGCTTACCTGCTGAACCATCAGGTGCGTATCCGCCCGCGATTGATGCGTATGTGTCGCCCATGTTCACCCAAACTGTCCCGTCATTGCGCAGCACCCGGCGCACTTCGCGGAACACTTCTACCAGGCGCTCGATAAATTCAGCGGGTGTTTCCTCCAGGCCGATCTGGCCGGACATGCCGTAGTCCCGCAGCCCGTAGTAGGGCGGTGACGTGACACAGGTGTTTACCGACTGGTCCTGAAGCGTTCGCATCGATTCAATGCAGTCGCCGATCAAAACGCGATGCTGTTTCATGGCCTCGGCCCCTTGTAGATGAAGACGTAGGCGAACCAGAGGGCGGCTGGCACCGTGAGCAAGATCATGGCGTCACCCGATCCGCCAAATCCTCTGCGGTAAGCTGGTACTCGACGACGTTGCGCACCCTATAGAACGTTGCTGTGCAGTGCTTACTGATCCAGTCGGACAGAAGTACGTCCAGCTCCTGGCGCGCCTCATCAGGAACATCCGGCCAGTCTTCCGCGAATTCACCCACATCGTCATAGGCGCGCTCGCCAAGCATTCCAATGATGTCGCCCGCATCAACATAGCCAGCGGTGTTTACCGGGAATTTCTCTCCCTTCCAAACGGTTGCCCCTACTTCAAGGTCGTCGTTCTCGTCCAGCAGCTCACCAAGACTGTCGCAATTGAACAGCTCTTCATTGGCTGACCAGGTTTCGTCGGGAATTCTCTTTTCTTCAGGCATGGCTTCTACTCCAGCGCCTTAAGCGCCATGGATTTATGGTGGGAGGATTAAGCTGCAGTGGCGGTCAGTCTTTCGCGTAATGCCTTGGCGTCTGCTGCTGCGGCGTCAATTTCTTTGTGGTAACCGCCGTAGTGGACCTTGTTGTTCGATCTAACCTGGACGAACCATCTTTGCTTCCTGCCGTCCCAGTAGACGCTGCGAATACCACTTGCGCCCCGGCCTGGGCCTTCGCGAGATGAGGCAAGGCGATAAGCCTGGTTCTCCGTGTAAGTTGCGAGGCGCAGGTTCTGCCAGCGGTTGTCGTCACGCACAGCGTTTATGTGGTCGACATGCATGTCCGCTGGCGGATAGCTGCCGGTCATATACAGCCAGGCCAGCCGATGGGCTTGATGCTTGATCCCGTCTATCGAGATCTTGATGTAGCCGTCTTTGTCGAACTGACCAACCTTTGGCCGGCGCCGGCCGATGTGAGTGAATGTTCCGGCCTCTGGGTCATAGACCACCTTTTCCAGAAGACGAGCATGGGTGAGCATTCGCGTTTTCATGAGCGAGCGCATCCTTGCCGCTATAGCGGCTGACTTGAAGGGGGGATGGGGAGGGGTGGAACGAAAGAGTGAGGCGCTAATTCCAGCGAACGTCGAGTTCTGAAATTTGTTGCTGCAGCTGCTCTATGTGTTCAAACCAAGAATCGAAAGCATTTGATTCGTTCTGGACTAGAAACAGGTAATAACCTCCGGTTTCACCTGCGCGGTCATCCTGAATTTCTATCGTCCAACCGGCGTATTCGCCAGTCAAAACTGTTCCAGTACGAATGATCTGCATGTGTTGGTCGGAATCCAGTGAAGGTCTGAAATGGCAGCTGTACTTTTTACATCAGCTTGGAAAATGTTGGTACTGCGGCATTCTCTCTCGTTACCAGATCATGGGCATTCACAACCGTCATGCCGAGGCGCTCGGCGATCATGACTTCCAAGCGGGCACCCTTTGAATGCTCCCAGCCGGGCAGGGTGGCCACGGTGTCGCAGTCCATCAGGGCGGCAATGTCGCGGCGCATGCAGTCGTTCCAGGTGCCGCCGTCGGGGTTGAGTTCGGCGGGGTTGGTGACGGTGTGGCCGCCGGCGCGCAGGTTGGTGGTCATGGCGTGGAAGGCGGCGAAGTTGAGGCCGGGCAGGCCGGTCATGGGGCCGCTCAGATAGATGCGCTTCATGCGGGCACCTTCGGCGTGTAGGTCAGCGTGCCGTCGAGGATCGCCTCCTTGATGGCGTTGAACTCCCAGGCGTAATACTGGGATTCGACATAAACCCTCATGCCCTCGCGGTAGTCGTGCTTCTTGCGCTTGATGAAGGCTTCGGCGGCTGCGTGGGTGAAGTGGGCGTTGACGTATTCCCAGCGGTCGTCCCAGCCCGTTACGGTGTGCTCCGGTAGTTCGCCAAGCACATACCACTGATCTGACTCGTCGGCCTTCATAAATTGGCACTCAGACCAAGCCTGCATTTTTTTATTCAGCTGGTTTTTCTGATAGCGAGAGAGGGCGTACCAATATTCTTTGACCGAATATGCAGCCGATTCGCCGCTGTCCCAATACACCATGCGTTGTTCGGTGTAATCCATGTCCAGACCGCAGACGATGCGCCGCGCTTCGACAATGAATATCGCGTCGCGAGTGCAGTGGTCGTGGACACGTTCGCCATTGCAGTCGTAGCGCAGGCGGTTCACGAAGTCGGCCCAGCTAGCAGCGTCAAGGCCGTGTCCGGTGGCCAGGCTCGGCCCGGGCTCAGCGATTTGGTTTTCTGTAGGCATGGGGAGTCCTTGCCGGGCCATGCCCGGTCGGTGGAGTGGGGGAGTTACTTCTTCTGGAAGGTCTTGGTCAGCGCAGCGTTAACGCTGTTGCCGCGTTTCAGCACAGCGCGGGCGAGCTTGGCTCGATCCGTATGGCTATGGCTGGCCTGACTGAGCAGGCCAAAGTAGCTGTTGGCGGTCTCGCGAAGATCCTCTGCGGGCGCCGCGGCGGTGCGCTTCAGCGCCTGAGCCAGGGATCGCTTTCGTGTGGTTCGCCGCCACGGCTTGATGACGTGGCCAACGAAGTCGACGCCGCGATCCACGGGCTGCAGGATCGTCTTCGTGGGGTTCAACTTGGCGCCGAGCCTTGGCAGAAACGCTTCCACCTCTGCCAGCCACTGGTTGAGCTGCTGCGGCGACTCATGCAGGAACACGAAGTCATCGACATACCGGATGTAGTGCTTGACGCGTAGCGTGTGCTTGGCGAACTGGTCCAGGGCGTCGAGGTAGACGTTGGCGAAGAACTGCGATGACAGGTTGCCGATCGGCAGGCCGAGTCGGGCGGGCTGCGCTACCAGGCGCTTATGCTGCGGCACCCGATTGAACAGGTGCGCCGGGCTGCGGGTCTCGTAATCCTCACGCGGGTCATGCATGAGTATCTGCGTAGCCAGGGCCAGCCACCAGGGCTCGGTGATCCTGGCCTCCAGCTGCTTGCGCAGCACTGCCTTGTCGATGGCGACGAAGAAGTTGGCCAGGTCGCACTTGAGGTAGAAGATCGGTTTCGACCAATTCTCGCTGGCGCTCCGTATCTTCGACTCAAGCCGGGTGGCGGCGTACAGCGTGCCGCGCCCTGGAATGCATGCGCAACTGTCCGCTATGAAGCTGGCGTAGAAGCACGGGGCCACATGGTTGTACATCAGGTGGTGGACGACGCGGTCCCGAAAGGCCGCTGCCCACACTTCGCGGGGTTTCGGTCGGGTGACCACAAAGCAAATGGATCGGCCTGGCCGGTAAGTGCCGGCTATCAGGTCGTCGTACAGCTCCAGCAAGTTGATCTCCATGTCCTTCTCGAACTGCCGGGCACTTGCGGAGTTCCGCTTGTTGCGGCGGCAGTCGTAGTAAGCCTGGACGAGATCCTCGAACTGGAAGGGAGCAACACTTAAATCTGCGGACAGGGCGCGCGAGCCGCTCGTTGTTCTTGTCGTTGTTGTTGAGCCAGCCATCTTCAAAGTCCATGTTGTAGGTGTTGTTGGCGGAGCGCTGCGACCTGTCGAGCTATCTACATCGCCAAACCGAAGGCAGTGCCGATCAGCTTGGAAACTGCGCGAGACCTACGCGGACGCTTTAGACCGGCGGTATCTGTTGTGCGCATGGCGGTGACCAGAGGTCAGCGGCTCGACCAGATTTGGCGCACAGGCAAGAGGGCCTTGACCCTCAAGCAGCGGGCGCAGTTGCGGACTTCTTCCAGGCATTTGCCTGTCGGCCTACAGAGGCCGTCATCATCATTGCCTTGGCGTGCTGCCCCTTGCTGATCAACCCTCTGTTGGTGAGGGCGCGCAGCAAGTAGTTGAGCATCCAGATGCTTTCGAGCAGCAGGTTGATGTGGGGCAGCTTCTCCCGGGTCATGTTGGCCCGGCCGATCAGCACCAGCACCTGCAGGCACTCGTCTCGAATCTTTGCCCCGACAACCTGTTTCAGGTCGCGTGGGATATTGCGCACCAGGTCAAGCGAGAGACCGAGCAACTCTTCGGCGACTTTGTGGATTTCCAAATCCGTGTGCAGCGCCATCCCTGGCCTCCTGAAAAGCGAGGGTGCTATCGCACCCATGAATGAAGAATTGAATGATCAAATAAACTTTCTGCGGACAGGGCGCGCGAGCCGCTCGTCGTGCTTGACGTCGTGGTCGAGCCAGCCATCTTCAAAGTCCATGCCGTAGGTGTTGTCGGCGGAGCGCTGCGTGCTGGTCCAGTGGTAGGCCTGGGTGAATACGTCCGGCACCGTGATTTCGAGGAACGACGCCTCTCGGCGAGCCATGAGGTAGAAGTCCTTGTGCCCATCACGCTCGAAGGTCGCGCAGAACTGGGCGGCCGGGTGATCGTGCTCCCGGTTGCTGTTTGCCAGATACGCGGTATTGGCCTGGCCATCCCATGGAGATTTGGCTCCGTCGAGTTCCTGTCCGTAGCCTCCCCACTCATGCGGCGCCTCTGCATCGCCGCCGGTCGCCACGATCAGGTAGTAGGGTTTGTCGCCGCCAGGGAACAGGCCGCCGTTCACGCCGCCTTCGCCAGGCCAGTATTCGCCCAGAGCCGGAACACCACTTGCGTCGATGGCTGGCGCCGTGGCGATGGCGATGGTTGCCAGCTTCAGAACCACCGCCGGATCCGGGCTGCTGATGACCAGATCTTTTCGGGTATAGGTAGTCAATTCATTTGCGTGCATGGGATGCTCCTATGAGCGAGATAAAGGTGCAGGTAGCCGGCGCTTCCCGACAAGCTTCTGGTCTGGGCGCCGTCCTGGCGCTCCCGGGAATCACCTGCGAAAAACGAATGAAAGAATGAATTACTGAATAGGAATGCTGCGGACAGGGCGCGCGAGCCGCTCGAAGTCCTTGACGTCGTAGCTGAGCCAGCCATCTTCAAAGACCATGAGGTAGGTGAGGTTGGCGGAGCGCTGCGTACTCAGGTGATGCCAGCGCTCTTCATTCAGCACCACCAGGCCCTCGGCCTTGGCCGCCATCAGTAGCTGGCCTTCCAGGCAAGACGGGATGAAGCCGTCCAGTTCAAGCGCCTGGATGGCGATCGCGCTGCCTGCCTCGGCCATGGCGCGGGTGTTGGCTTCGCCGTCGCTGTAACTGTCAGCGCCTTTGATCTCGACGCCGTACTCGCCCCAGGGTCCGCTGAGTTCGTCGGGCAGAAGGATCAGAGCGCGCTCGGCGCCGTTGAGCCAGTAGCGGGTTACGAACACGCCGCCGGCCAGAGGTTGGCCGCGCTCAGGGAGTTCGGAAGCGGCGATTGTTTGCTGTGCTTGCTTGGTCATGGGGTTACTCCGGGTAAGCGCCGCCCTCCGGTTACCGGATGCAGCGAGTAGGGTTGGTTATGCTGGTTCGATACCGGTCTTGCTGAACTCTTCAAGCTGTCGCGACTGCTTTTCGGTTACTTCGAAAGCCGGTCGCGACATGGTGACGAAGCGGGCAGACTCTTCGGGTGGCGCTGCTGCCAGGTTGATTAGGAACGTCGAGAGCGTTTCCTGCCATTCCTCAAAGTCGTGACGCTGACCCAGCACGTGAAGAGCGTCATCGAGCGCTTTCGAGACAATCAGCGTTCGCTTCTCGGCGCCGATCCGGTCGAGCAGCGCCTTCTCTTTCGCGCGCTTGTCCCGCTGGATCTGCGCGTTGTCCTTGGCCATGGCCTACCTCTTCAATTCCACTTGCCGGGATTGCCAGCCAGGTCGGCCTGCGTCGCGCGGCGGTTATCTTGCTGATGCGCCTCATGGTGACTCGGCGAACCTGAAGCCGTTCTCTTGGGCAATCAGCGTCACGCGCTTGATGTGCATCTTCAGGTTCTTCGCGGCCTCGTTGGCCGTGATGCCCTTGGCAGCTTCGGCGCGCACCGCCGGTGCCAGCTTGTCGCGCTGGGCCCGAAGGCGTTCCTGGTGGGCATTGGCGGAGATGACAGGAGTGTTGGCCCCGATGCCGCTTGGGATGATCTGCGCCTTCTTGCCCGCGCCGAAGAAAGCATCCATCTGGCGGTTGAGGTCAGCGATCACCGCTTGGCGCGGATCTGCCATTGGCACGCCGATCATTGCGCACCGCCTGAGAGCGTTACCTTCACGCCATCTGCCCGAGATTCCAGGGCTTGGGCGAAGTTGCTCGCTTCCTTCCAGGTCCAGCGGAAGCCCTTCACCTTGCCGGTGGCAATCTCAACGATGTGGTAAGCCTTGCCGGCCGTGCGGATCTGAAAGCGAATCTTCTGTACGGGAGGCTCCTTGCCGATCATGGCGTAGAAGTCGGCGGTGGCGATGCGGGAGCGCACGTGCAGGGCCGCAACCCCGTCTACGCGCTGTTGAATTGATGCGTGCATGGTGGATACCTCGGTGGGTTGCGTGTATTCGTCAGCAGCCTGACCGCCTGGTTCGTGCCGGTGGGCCCAGCGGAGGGTGCTGACGGATAAAGGCGAGTCGTAAAAAAGCCCAGTAGGGACTGGGCTTTTCGTTGCGTTACATAGACCTCCCCATGTCACGCAGGGGTGGCGGTTAAGCGCCTGGGTTTTAAGTTCACATGGCTGCAAATCCTCCGTTGTTCGCTCACTGGATTGGCAGTGGCCACCGATCTATAGGGTTTGTTGCATGCAGGTGGGCGGTTATAGGCCGCGATTTCGTCCGCATGCCGCTGCCCACTCAGCGAATGGGCAGAAGTGATGCTCAGCGTTGTTTGATCAGCGGCCAGATCAGAAGCAGGATCAGTACAGCAAGGAACCCGTCGGCGCACATGCTGATGATTCGAGACACTGAATCGATCAGCACCACGCCGATGAGCAGAGCGACGATGAGAAGCGCCCTGAGACGCTTCACCAGCTCTGTGAAGCCTGGCATTACAGGTGATCTTTCAGGTTCAGGCCGAGCAGCTTGGCGCTACGCTCCAGGGCGGCCAGCTTGGTCATGTCGCCGTGGTTCGGCACGTCGGGGTAGTGGTGGGCCAGGACCGCCGAGGGGAACGGCTCAATCTCGGCGAACCAGGCGGCGCGCATGCCCAGAGGGTGCCACGCTTGTGTCGCGGCTTCGATGCCGCTGCACACGCTTCCATAAGTGATGGGCATAGGTACATCCCGCGGCTATAGTTCAGCTATTGGAAAGAGTGGGAAATCGAATTGTCTATTTGCTTAGCGTTGACTGACGCAGACTGGTCACTGACGAAAGATGTGTTTTCCATTATTGGAACAATCATCAGTGCTACCGCAGTGGCAGTTGCGTTTTACTTTGGTCGCGAAGGTCTTCATACCTGGCGGCGTCAGCTCAGAGGATCAGCCGATCACGATCTTGCTCGACGCCTGCTAATCGAGCTCTACAAACTTAGAGATGAGATTCAGAGAGCGAGATCACCGGCGATTTTTTCGTTTGAAGGAGTGCCTTTTGAGGGGGAACTCGTTTCAGAAGATCCCAAGCAAGCCAGCTATGCCTTTAATGAGCGCGCCTACCGTCGCCGATTAATAGCAATGGATGGTGCTCGGAACCCGTTGCGGGCCACCATGCTTGAGGCGGAGGCTATATGGGGGCATGATCTAAAAGTTCTGATGGAACATGTCTTTAAGCTTGAAAGAGAATTTGTAATTTATGTTCGGCTTCATCTGATGTCCATAGATCCTCAGCGAACTGTACAGGGGGATTTATCGCGTCAGCAGCTTCTAGGGCAGAGGCGAAATGTTCTTTATGACTTGGATAGTGCCGATGACGTTTACTGGGGCGAGATGATGCAGGCACTTCGCGGTGTCGAGAATCACCTCCGTGCACGCCTAATACCAAGTTGAATGTATGGCTTCAGGTTCGCCAGCTGGCGTGAAGTTAGAAAAAGGTGAGAAATCTAGTTACTCGCAAAGACCGTAGGCTGAAGAGCAGCTGTTCTGGCTGTCGGTGCGGGCGATCAGGTCGACCATGTCGAACTGGCGGCCGCCGCGGGCGTCGATGCACATGGCGCTCATGTAGATCGTCCACCGGTGGGGGATACCGCATACGGCCTGGCCGATCTTCCCCGGCGCGATGTTTTTGAGCGACTTGTAATTGATCATGCCCTGGCGGCCGCTTGGGTCGATGTTGACCACCGCTACGTGGTTGGCGGCCAGCAGCGACCGGCATGACCGGTCAATGCGGGCTTTGAGGTTGTGGGGTTTGCGCTTGCTCATAAAGCCTCCTCGAGTTTGCGCAGCGCGTTACGCTCGGCCCTGGTGATGGGCGGCTTGCGGCGCTTGAGGATGGTTTCGGGATCGATCTTGGTCGAGCGTTTCGGCGGGACTGAGTTGCTGGGCGGGCTTGGCAACTGCGCGACTATCCCGCCAGCGGCCAAGAACTGCGCCGTGCGCTCCGATATCGAGTAAGCGTCCTGGCGGTGTTGCTCTACCAGGCTGAGGTTGTTGCTGACGTAGGTCATGCTGCTTTACTCCTGAGCGCCGCCTCGTACCCGTCGACCAGTAGCTTGAACTCCCACAGGTCTTCCTCAAGGCTTTCGATGTAGTCGTTGTCGCGCTTGAACTCTTTCCACCAAAGCTGGCGGCCCACCGGCTTCAACAGCGGGCAGTACATCCCGATGTGCCACCACTTGCGGTCGGTGATCCACATGCAGCCCTGCACCTGGTCGATGACTTCGCTGGCATCGTTGTCGATGTGAAAGGAGCGAAGCTTGTCGGGGGCCAGGAAGCACTTGTACTCGGAGCCGCCATCCTCACCAATGAACCCATCCGCGCTGGCGCCAAAGACGCCGTCGTCGGTCTTGACCAAGCCAACCTGGGTAACGATGAGGCCGGTCTGGATTTCGTGCTCCATGCGCGCCTCGGGCTCCAGCTCATGCCCGCGGCGCATCTGCCATGTCTCGAACCCGCCATCCAGTGGCGCTCCGCCGATGCGCTCGACTGCCAACTCAAAAGCGTACGACAGGGCGGCATTCGACGGTTCACCAACCTTCTCGCCCTCCAGGGCGCGCTGAACAACTTCTGCCTTCGGTGCGGCCTTATAGCCGGCCAGGTCGCGGGCGCGGCCTTCACTGTGCCCAGCGAGCATTGCCTCCACATACTTGCGTTGCTGCGCAGTCAGCCCGTTTACCTTGGAGCGGGCGGTGCTGAACATACTTGCGGTGATGACCCCGGCGCGGGCCTGGAGCCATTCAGGCGAGCCTTGTGTGCAATTGACGATAATCATTGAGGCGCCTCCAGCTTGGCTTTGCGAACGGTAACCGCCGTCTTAACTGTGGAATACCCGTTGGTGTCTCCAGACGCCTGAAGAACTTTCAGGCTGGCCTGCCAGACATCCTTCAACTCGTCCGGCGTCGTGGTCTGCCCGACACGCTCAAGGATGTCCGCGACGACCTGGGCGCGCATATCCTCTGTTTCAGAGCCGTCCGACGACTGCCCGTCATCATCGCGGATGTCGCCGGTCGTGATGTTCAGCAGCGCACACATCACGTAGCGCTTGCCGTAGGTAGTCGATGAGCCAACGGCCTGTACATCATTGCGGCCTTTTCCGATATCGATCGGCAGGCTCATGGTCGTTTGCTCGCGGTGACCACCCCGGTGCATCAAGATTCCAGTGACACTGATCGCCTTTTCAGCGTTTTCCACCTTGAAGGTGATGGCGAACCCGTGCTGCTGCATGATCGGCTTCAGGGTGTGTGTGATGTGGTCGAGCGTGGCGTAGGAGTTTCCTGTGTGCAGGTTCACGGCACCTTCGAACACAGTCGGGATGTTGCACTGCATTTCGGCCATCGCGGCGTTGAAAGCTTGCTCAGCCTCCTTGGCCTGCATGCGCTCGTGCATGGCCAGCAGGCGCTCCATCTTCTCGATGTCGCAGGTCGGATCGGCGGCAGCACGGCTGATGACGGCCATGATGCTGTTGTCCGTGGAGATCGGTGCCACAGCCTGGCGCCGCTGTTCGGGAACGATGATTTGGCCGCTCATGCTGGCTACCTCAGAAGTGGATGGTGATGTTTGGGACTTCGCGGCGTGCGATCTTCAGAACAATGGCCTTGGCCAGTTCCTCGGTGATGTTCATCGACATCAGCGCCTCTTTGGCTGCACCCATGATCTTCACCTTGTGGGCCTGATCAGCTTCGCGGGCCTTCTGCTGGCGCTGTGCTTCTTCAGCTTCTGCTGCCTGCCGGGCAATCTCTGCCAATCGCGCTTGCTCTACAGCCTCTTCCTGGCGGCGCACCGCGGCGATGCGTTCTTGCTCGGCGCGCTGCTCAGCGGCGATTCGGCTGGTTTCGGCCTGTGCCGCTGCTGCGCGGGACTGTTCGGCCTGCAGCTCCAGCTGTAGGCGCTGGCGTTCAGCGGCGGCCTCGGCATCCAGTGCGGCCTGTGCGGCGGCGCGCTGAGTGGCGGCGGCCTGATCAAGCAGTTCCTGTTCGCGCCGTGCAGCAGCGTCACGCTCTGCCTGGGCCTGCTGTTCGGCCTGGAGCCGGGCTTGTTCGACAGCAACACGGGCAATCTCTGCATCGCGGTCACGCTGGGCTTGTGCTTCTGTCTCGGCGCGAAGGCGCACCAACTCAGATTGCTCCGCCTCGTACTGGGTGCGCTCGCTGTGCAAGGTGCGCAGCTTGGCAAGCGTCTGATCCTTCACTTGAGCAGCTTCAGCGAGGAACTCTTCCCATGTGTCGCTGATTGCAACCAGCTCAAGCTGGGCGATGATGTCGGCGACATGGGCGGCGGCCGGGGTTTGCTCAAAAAAGGCCAGATCCTTGATGGCCTGGATTCCATCAACGTGCTTGTCTTTGCGGGCCTGTTCAGCCTCTTCCCACTCTGTCAGCGGCTGGCGGGTGGCATCGCGCAGGTTGTCCATTTTGGTGACGAACTCGCGCAGCTCTGCCTCGACCACCTTGGGCATTTCCTTAAGGCGTTTCAGGTAGTCGCGGCCCGGCTTCTCGACTGCCGACTTAGATTTGCTGACGGTTGCTGCCAGGCTGGCGATGCGGGCACGGCCTTTAGCGGTCTTGAGGTCTGGAACCTCGGTAGTTACTTCGGCCTTCACCGCATCGAAGAACTGGCCCAGGCCACCGGCAACGTAAATGGCCGGCGCGTTGTCGGCGCTGATGTCGTCGATGGTGATGACTTGCTGTTGTGCGGACACGGTGACTCCCTGCCGCGATGCTCGCAGCGATTGAAGGTGTTGTTTATTGGGTGATTAGGCCGCCGATAGCGGGGCCTAGTAGAACGATGGTGAGGAATGTCAGGCCAACGATGGCCGAGGTCCAGCGGATGGCGCGGCGCCGGTGCCGCTGGTGGGTTGTCATGGCGACCGCTGCGCCTGGGCTCGGCGCGTAGGACCGAAAGCCATGTTCCAGCGAGAAACGTGGCGCTGGTGCTGAGTGGCATCGGCGCCGGGGTACACCTCTTGCCCGCAGCGAGGGCAGTTGGCTTGATCGTCACAAATCGCCACCTGGCAGCAGCGCGTGAACATCGTGCTGTTGGTGGGAGAGCAGAGGAATACGCTGATCATGCCTTCACCTCATAAGCGACAGTCCACTCACCGCACAGGCAGGCCCGACGGCTCCAGGCGTGGACGTTTTCGATACCAGCGTCGTAGGCTAGTGACAGGGCACCAAGCCAGGATTTGTGGGTGAAAGCCAGGGTCATGCTGTTCATGCGGCCTCCTTGCGCTGCCTGGTGACTTTCAGGAGGCGCTGGCAGTAGTGGGCGAACTCTTCGTTGGTGATGGCGTTACCGGTGAGCATGTTGGTGATCATGTTCAGGACGACGCGCTGAGCGCCTGGCTCGCTGGCGGGATGCTCCAGGGCCTCAAGCGCTTCATCGATCAGGATGTGCGGGCTCATAGGTCCGCATCCACGTCGTCTTCTGCCTCTTCCCGCTCCGCTGCTACGGCGTCGGCGGCGTAGGGCCTGAGCAGGTCCATTGCGATCTTTTCGGCGGCTTCGATGGGGCGGGGTTGCCCGATCAAGTCAGCGGCGTGGCCTCGCGAGTCTGCCTGGCTGCCCAGGATCGACGAGAGGAACAGCCGAGCAAATGAGTCACGCTGATCCAGGCCGTCGATTTGGCGCTGGTTCAGGTGGCCTTGCAGGTAAGTGCAGAACCGGTCAAACGTCACCACCTGCGGCTGGCCGTAGCGGCGCTTCCATTTGATGTCCATCCCGCACACCAACTGCTCGGCCGAGTGTTCCAGCCACTCCTGCTCCGCGCTCGCCTCGCTGACCTCTGGAGGCAACTGAGCGTCGAAACGCTCTTGGCATAATTTCAATACTGCGCTCATGCTGCCTCCGGCCAGTGGCGTTCAATGCTCTCTTTTGCGTAGGTTGAAAGCCGCTCGTAGCCGTTCACGCCACCGCAGCCTGGCATCGTTCCTTCCAGCTCGACGCACGCGCGAATGTCGCAGCGGCGCGAGCAGACCCAGCCGCCGTAGTGGCATTGGTAGACTTCACCTTTCGGCTCAGGGTGATAGGCAAGCCCGCCTTTCCATGACGGCGACCCGCGCAACTTGAGGCCGCATCCTCGGCACACCGCTTGAGTTTCAGTACAGTTATGCATGGCGACCTCCAGTGTTTGGGGTTAGGCGGTGGCCTTGGCGATGGCAGCTTTGGTATTAATCAGCAATTCAGCCTTTTCGCTTTCGTAACGATCTGGATGCCATTGCGCATCTATCGCTGCCCAGCGACGCGCAATGCTCAGCAGCTCGTCGCGCTGCTGTGTTAGCACCATTCGGTCAAGTTGAAGCTGGAACAAATCAAGCGAGCCTGCCTCGATGGCGTCGGTCGCAATGTGCTGGCAGGCGTTCCAGCACGCTACAAGGCGGCGGGCGTTGCTCTCGGACGGCGCACCTGTTTCAGGGTCGATGACATCAGCCGCAACAGCGACATCATCTTCGGGACGTCGGATGAAATACTCGTCAACCGTGATGCCGGATTTGCTGCCGAATCCTGCGCTGGAAAACTCCAGAGGGCCTCTTGTGTGCTCGCTCATGATTTGCTCCGTGGATTGGGTTCACCTGTATTCGTCAACACTCATGCCTCCCGCTGGTTGCCGATGGGCACGGGGGAGGAGTGCTGACGGGTAGAGGCGAGACAAAGAAAGCCCGGTTGGACGTCCGGGCTTTCAGATGCAGTAGTTGTCAGGTTTTTGGGCGGGACCGTCAGCGCCAGAACGCCGAAAGCCCCGGTCGAGAACGCCAGCGCTCACGATGGAAGCGCAAGGGACCGGTTGGCAGGCCGTCATCAGTTGGCGGTTCTGGCCGCGCATGGCTGAGCGCTGCGCCGATCAGGAACAGTAGGAGCATGGTGATCTCCAGTGAGTGGTTGATGCAGGTGGCCGCATAGCGGTATTGGTCGTCCGCATCGGAGTGGTCTCAGGCTTTCGGTGAAGGTTCTTTAACGATCTAAAGCCTGTCGTGAAAGGTGGAGACCACTCCGATGCGGCCTGGTGCTGGGGAGTACCAGGGGCGTCGGGCAGTTAACGACAGGCTGTCGTGGCGCTGGTTGTTCAGGCTGCGAGCCTCTGAGCTTTCTTCATGGCTCGCTCAAAGCTCTCGAAGTAGTAGGTCTTTTGGGGCTTGAACACGCCGCCCACGTACAGCATCGTCGCCGCTGGATCATCCGGACCGCGGCCACCGACAAAGCCCCGCGGCCTCGTATCGGCGATCAGGATTCCATCCTTCGGCAGATGTTCGCCGAAGCCCAGAATGGTTACTCCGGCTGCTTTGCATACCTCGATGCGTTCTGGCTTGAGCGCAAGAATTCCATCGTGTCGGGTGTAGAGCTTCATCGTCTTGCCCTCGGTTGTTTTCCCAATGCCCACCACTCTGGATGGGCATCAGTGAAAAGGTCCGTCAGCCTTCGTATCCAGGCTTTTCTCCGAGCTGCTTCAACTTCTCGGCCTGAAACGCCTTTGCGACACTGAACGCATGAGCGGAAATTTCCTCAGATCGGCGCCCTTCTTTAGCTGCTAACAGGCCAACAACTGCTGCCACTGCGTAGCCTTCGATGTCTTCGTATTCACTTCTGGTCATGGTGCTGCTCCGGGTTGATTTCCCGTCAGGCCCTCTTGCGAAGGCCTGCCAGTGAAATCTGTTTTCTCCACCACGCGCTGGTCCGAGTCGTCTCTCACCGGCGTTAGCACATTTCGTGTTCGATGCTTTGCCGGTTTGTGCGTGGTTTCGCGTACTCACATGAGGGAGTACGGCAGCTATCCAGAGGCTGCATGGGCGGCGGTTTAGCTTCTTCCGACCCAGGTAATGGCCTGGGTACGTCGCGGGGGTCACGTCGGGTTGTTAAAGAGCGGGTCAGGCCCTGAGGCCCTGGCGAGTCCCTGTTGGGTGACTCGATGGAGTGAACAATAAGCTAATGCCTAATCATCTGTAAATAGGTAATGCCTAATTATTTTCAGAAAATGTTCCCGGTCACTATTCCGATTTCGGAGATGACAATCTCGGCAGCGCTGATATAAGCTTTGCCTAAGCTGTATGGATATACAGCATTTAGAGGGAGGTGATTTGTGGCGAAGAAGCAGGCGGCACCGGCAGCACGGCAGGAAATGAGCGGAATGGCGCGGCTAGGGCTGCGCGTCTCATCAATGATTAATCACCCGGTGGCGCAGGCGCAGCGCTGGGTGACGATTCACCGCCTGGACACGGATGGGGATCGGGAGTGGGAGGAGGTGCTGAGCGTGATTGCCGACACTGACGAACTCGAGTTGACGCTCAATGACGACGGCAGCGTGACGGTTAGGTGGGAGCAGCAGGAGGTCGAGGTAGCGGGTAGAGGAGAGGTTGAATTTGAGTCAGAAGAAGAGGCGGCGCCTTTCTGATAGACAAAGAAAAGCCCGCGATGGGGGTAGCGGGCTTAAAGGGTTTCATTAGGAGCTGGGATAACCATAAGCGCCCGACTGTGAAAGGGATGTGAAATTTCGCGCTCAGTAGGACGTCGCGATCGCTTTGGCGAGTTGCATATCGGACATGAGGGGCGACCTATAGCTCAATCGATAGAGTCGGGATGCTTGCTCAAACTGTGCGCCGCGGATCTCGCCATCCGAACCTATGAACGCCAAGGCGTCGGTTTTGGCTGACTTGAAAATCTTTGGCGGTTCGGTCGTAAGAGAAGTGGTGAATCCAACTAAAATAGTTGGCGCGGAGATTGTGAGAAATATCGCGGCAGCGATAGGGTTGGCGCCATCACCTGATACGGCCTGCGTGCTGACCGATGCCAGTAGGGCGATTGCCAGAGCCTTCCATGAATCCATTCTTCGATGCTTCCATTGCGATCAGAGGACGACACGATAGCAGGGTAGGGGATCGCCAGATACAAGAAGCCCGGCGCTGGGCCGGGCTTGCATGTGTTCAAGGTACTTATTTTGGTAGGCCAGCTACGAGCGGCGCTAGATACTGCTGAACAACCCACCAACCGCCAGCAAATACTGCCATGCCTGCAATTAGTGCATAGACAGCGGTTTGCCCCTTTGTCAGCATAGTCTTCTCTATAGACTCCAGGCGAGTTTCCACCTTTCCGAGCGCGACTTTGACGTCGGTCATGTCTCTCTCAAGGTTGATAATTCGGGTTTCCATGTTTCCGCCCCCCGGTGGATTTCCACTCTTAGTATGTGCCTCAGGATCTGGGTTGTCACTTCGGCCGTAAGCCGGCAAGTGCTCGTCCGTGAAGATCTTTGAGTAATCACTCATTCCACAACACCCTCGGCAAGAGGATTGGCCTTGAGCCACCGCAAAATCACTGTCACATCATGGAATCGATAAAAGCCGCATTTGTTGCAACTTGATGCCAAGGAAAGCCGTGGCTTCCCCTCGAAGTACAAGCCAGATGCAACAAGGCTTACTGGGGAGCCCTTTTCCTTGAGGGGAATTAGCCAGGACGACGTGCCGCAAATTGGGCACTGTCCAGGCGTTTCCATTGCTTTGAAAAATCTAACAATGCTTTCGTAGCTGATGTTTGGCTTGTCACTCGATTCAGCAATATCCATTTCCATCCCAATCCTTTATTAACCTAATTTTCTGCAGCACCTAAGCTTCACGCATGCTCAATCCCTGCTCTCTGATAGCCTGCGCTCGGTCGGCACACACTCACTTGAGCTGGGCCGCAGCCTCTTTCAGGTCGCGGCGTAGCTGCTGGTTGGGTTTATTGAGGGACATGACAAATCCTGAGGCGTCTAGCGCCCGAGCAACTGTGATCGCGAAGGGCAGTTTATCTTGAACCTTCGAATGGACAGGGCTTCGTTCCTGGCGTCTTTCTCATTCTGATATTTCATTGAGAATGTGCCGTCTTGATAGCTCTTAGCCATGGCGCTGTTGTTTCTATCGATCTCGCCGTAAATGCGAACGCACTCAACGGATTTCGCCTCGTCAGTAGCTGGTAGCGGTGCGTTTTCGACATCAAGCACATATTGAGACTTTTGATAGGCGCATCCAGCCAATACAGATAGCGAAAGAAGTGCGATTATTTTTTTCATTAAACCTCCGTGTCATTTTCTGTGAATCTGTTGCTCTATATCTTTCGAGTATTCCATACGAGCAGAGCGCGCTCCTGAACATGGGTCTCGTTACGCATCACGCAAAATCCTTCCCACCCTCATCTCATCCGCATAAACCGCCAGCTTGTCCCTGCCGGAATTTCACACCGGCTGCCCGTTCCACACGTAAAGCACCCGGGCCAGGATATGGGTGTCGTCCACCCGGATGTCCTCGGGGTCGTGGTGCTTGTTGTCCGAGATCATCTTAAAGCGATCCTTGCCTTTCTTCTGCAAGCGCTTCACGTACAGCATCTCGTCGTGGGAGAAGAGATAGATGCCGTCCCCGGTGAACTCCCTGATCGTAATGTCGACGAGCAACGGGTCGCGATCCTTGATCGTCGGCGCCATTGACTGACCCCAGCCGGTGATCATCTTGAGGTGGAAGTGTTCTTTGAAGGTGACGCCCAGGTCGCGCAGGTGCTTCGGGCTGACCCGTATGTCCTGAAGCATTTCCGGGTATTCGTGCGGGATCTGCCCGCCGCCCATCGCCGCGCGCACGTCATAGTGAGCAATCCACACCTCGTCACCAACCTGGCCTGGGCGGGAGAAGTCGACGTGGATGACGTTTCCTGAATCGCTTTGTTCTGCGGCGGCCAGCAACCTGGCGCGAGCATCATCTGAAAGGCTTTTTCCTTTCGTCGCCAACATCTGTCGAACCATGTCAGCGGCAGACGACGTCAACGAGCGCCCATCATTGCTGCCTTGAATGGCAGATTCTTCGCTAGTTTCTTCGAGGTTTTCGTAGGAGAAGCCTGGGCGTAAGCCCCAGTGCTCAGGCCCAACGACATCAGAGAAGTAGGCGATCACGTCCATCAGCTTTGATTTGTCGATCCTGCCATTTTTCACCCAGCCCTGTATCGACGGAGGCTTCACGGAGAAGTCGTCTGCGAGGTTCTTTTTCGATACGCCCTTGGCGATCCGCGCGGCCTCGATGGCGGCGCCTAATTCTGGTCCGGTAAGCATTGCCTAATTAAGCCTATTGCGCTGACGGTTAGGCAATGACTTGCCCGTGATAAGGTAATGCCTTATATTCGACACAAATCTCCAGGAGAGAACTCATGAAATCAGCAGAAGCGGCCAAAGAAGCATCTCGCTTGCTGGGTAGTCAGGTGGAAATGGCGCGCCTGCTGCAGGTCACTGCACCCACAGTTAATCAGTGGTGCTCCGGCGAGCGCCCAGTACCAGCAAAGCGCGCAGTTCAAATCGAAGCGTTGACCGGTGGCGTCGTAAACCGCACCGACCTTTGCCCATCGTTTCCGTGGGGGCAGATCGCTCCGGCATCTGTTGAGGCTTCGCAGCAGTCCGCCGCCTGACATCCCTGTCAGCCGTTCCATTGAAGCAATTCTGACCTCAACCGACCCAAGGAAAAACTAGGACATGAAAACGCCCGTACTAGAGACCCGCCGCCAGGTAATGGCTGCCGTGTCCAACGCTTTCCCTGGTGG